CAGCCCAGCCTTGCATATTGCAGGCTATCGCAGAACTCGGCAATCGCGGTGCGTACAAAGTCGCTCCAGGTGTCGAAGCCGTACGCAGCCATGTAATCTTCAGCACGCTCCAGCAAATCGGGCGGAATCCTAACGGGCTTCATTATGCTTTTAGTCATTGTTCACCTCCTCCACTATCACCTGTTCGATATGTTCATCACAAAACCGCTGCACCTCGTCGGGATCGACCTCACCGCAGTAGCCAGCGTGCAGAACGTTATACACGGCTTCTGCCTCCGTTGCGCCGCTGCTTTTGATTGATAGCGTTGGCGATATGTACAAGATTGCGTAAAACACTTTCACTTTCCTTTCACTATAATTCTGATTGTACCAGAATGTATTACACCTGTCAAGCGCCAATCTGCGACCGTTTGCGTTTATCGCATAGTCTGTGCTATAATGTAGACAGGACTATCACAAGGAGAAAACTATGCTGAATCCCCTGCTTCTTATCGTAATCGTGTTTGTGCTGGCGTTCCTGACTGAATCGTTTGTTGAATATCTGGCAGGCACGCCGTTTGACAAATACCCGAAATTGCAGCCGCATAAATGGTTGCTGATGTATGTGTCTGTAGGTGTTGGTATTTTGCTGGCTATTTATTATCGGCTTGACCTGATTTATCTGATTTCGCAGTATGTGGGTGTTGAATGGCAGCCGCTGGCGGACGCTTCTATCGTAGGCGAAATTATCACCGGCATCGGTATCGGGCGCGGCGCTAACTTCCTGCACGACCTGATGAAATTCGTCATGGAGAAGAAACTATATTATCAAGCGGACAACCAGTACACGGAAATTGCCCGGGTAGCGCTTGAAGATAGGATAAACGATGTTGAGGGTCAAGACTGACCGAGGGGGTAACATGGACTTAGCTGCCATCCTGTCTTACGTTGCGCCCATCATCATCGCACTCGGCGGGGTGGGCGGCATAGTCACATTATTCATGCACAAAACGAACAAAGAAAAGGCCAGAGCCGAAACGCGCAAGGTCGAAGCGGAAACAGACGGCGCGCGCATAACTAACCTGAAAGAGGTTATCGACGCGCTCACATGCGAGGTCACGCGGCTCAGAGAACGTACCGAGGCGATGGAGGGGCGTATCAAGAGCCTGGAGAACGAACTTGCCACTGTGCTGAACCGTGAACGCGAAAACAAAAAGTACATATCCGCGCTTGAGGACAACATCGAACTACTGGAATCCGAAAACACGATGAAAGACAATCGCCTTGAATACGTAATCAACGGCGTACGCGCGCTAATTGGTCAAGTGATTCAATTGGCGATGAGGTTTGAGGCGGATGAAGAACCGGAGTTTGAACTGCCATACTGGGCAAATGACGAAAACGCTGACAATGACGAGGAGTAACATGAAAGTAGATGAACTGATCGCGCTTGCCTACTATGCCGCCGGGCTGGTGGCGCTTGCGTTATTGTTGATTGTCGGAGGGATACTGTGACAACACGGAGCATATCTGTCAGCCGCGATGGCGGCATCGTGAAGACAAAATTTATCGAGGAAGAGGTCACTGATATAAAAAATTTGATAGTTGAAATTGACGGGTTATCTCAACACAAAATGCCTGGCGACAAAGAATTACTGGAATGGGCGCGGCGGGCGTGGTCGCTGAACCATACGGCGGTACATTCATTGTTAACGCTGACCCGGTGAGGGCTACGGAATGATGCCTGAACCTATTGCGTATAGTTTACTGATAGGAGGTTGACAATTGCCAAAGATTACAGATTACAAACCACTGCCGAAGAATCCGAACAAGGGCACGCAAAGAGGTATCGGCGTATTAGATGAATCGGTGCGTAAATTGGGCGCGGGGCGTTCAATTCTCGTAGATAAGAACGGCGTGATCATAGCAGGCAACCACGCGCAGGAGGCATTTATCAACGCGGGCATGGATGAGGTTATCGAGGTCGAAACTGACGGCAACCAGATTGTGGTGGTGAAGCGAACCGACATGGATGCCGACAGCACGCAGGGCAAGAAAATGGCACTCATGGACAACCGCGCCGGTGAATTGGGGCTTGCGTGGGATGATGTGATAGTCGAAGAAATATTGCAGGATATTCAGGAGCAGGATGGGGAATTAGATTACATTTTGCAAGGGCTGGCAGATGATGAAAACATAGACTTAGACGAAAAAGAGATACCAGAGAAAAATGTTATCGTAAAGCCTAAAGAAATGGCGCGGGTATTGGTGTCTGTTCCGATTGATAACGCTATGGATGCTAAAGAGATATTAGACCAACTGGAAAGCATTCCAGGGATTGAAATAATCTATGGCGCAAACTAAGAAAACCAATAATTCATACTTCGGGAATAAGGTAGAACTTCGCTGTAATTATCTTCCCGAGAATCCTGTTGTATTAGATTGTTACGCGGGCGCCGGTTTGATATGGAAGGCGGTAGAATATAAGACCGGCATAAAAATAAAATATGTCGGCATTGATGTAATTGACTATGGAGTAGGGTTTTATTTGACGGGTGACAATATGTCCTATTTGCAGACTATGGACTTGACCCGTTTCAACGTGATTGATCTTGACGCCTACGGAGTACCGTATGAGCAATTGAAAACAATTTTCGGCCGGGGGTATAGTGGGCGCGTATTTGTGACTTTTATTCAATCGCTATATGGTCAAATGCCAGTTGGCCTGCTTGAAGAAATTGGCTTTACCAATGGCATGGTTGAAAAGATACCAACGCTGTTCGGAAAGAACGGCTGGAATTATTTTATTGAGTGGCTGGCATTAAATGGTGTTAGAGCGATTACGCACCGCTCTAACGGAAGAAAACATTATCTTACTTTTATTAGTGGTACTGCGGAACTCGTTTCAAGTTCCGATAACCGAATGGCAGATAAGGTTGTAGGTCATGCTTGAAATAATGTCTAACGCCAAGATGCTTGCAAACAAACAGCATTGTTTTAGTGTACTCTTCCCAGTCGGTAGTTTGCGTCATTGGCAGATAATTGACGCGCCCGATTTTATAGAGGTCAACAAAAGTATGAGTTTGTTTGATAATCTCAACGCTTGCTTTGGTGTCAAGGGTAGGCTCAAGACTGACCCATGTAAAGATACCAGCATCGTGAAATGTTTTGAGGGCTTCAATTCTGTCACCAGGAAGGGCGGCGCCCGGCTCCCATTTTTTAGAGAAATCATTATCAAGGCTTGTCAGGGTGCTGGCGAAACAATCGCGTTCTTTCCTAAAAAGGTCAATGTCACGGAGGGAACGAGTACCGCCTTTAGTGAGGGTACAAAAAGAAAGCCCGTGCTGTATGAGAATTTTGATCGTTTCTCTTGTGAGGGAGTTATCAAACGGATGGTAAGGGTCAGTACTGAAACACAAAAGAACTTGCTCAGTTATGCCAGCCGCTTGATATTTTCTGGCATCTTTGGTAAGTTTTTCAATGTAGCCAGGGCGTGGTGTTGCCATGCTGTCAAATTCTTTGCGGTCAATTTTCAGGATGCTTGGGACGTAGCAGTAAGAACAGCCATGACCACAGCCACGATAAGGATTAGTCGCAAGCGCGGAATATTCTCCCGCTTGTCCTTTGGGGGCGTATATAATAGAGCAACCCTTGACGCTGATACCGTCGTCATTGAGTTGTGGAACTGGTTCGGCAACATTGCCGAAAAAATCAAACTGGTTCATTATCCTATTCCTTTCACTGAATATATTGTAAAGTATAATCTATTTATGGGAATAATACAAGAAGGAAACCATGACTGAATCAAAGACCAGTGCACGACATCTAACGGCAGCCGAGAAACGCGCGGCGGCTATTTCGTTGCGTAAGGCTGGCTTATCGTTTGAGCGCATCGGTAACGAATTAGGCGTGTCAAAGCAGATGGCGTGGAAGTACGTCATGCGTGAAATTGACAAGCTGAATGAGTTCGTTGAGCAGGAGATAATCTCATACCGCACGCTGGAATTAGAGCGGCTGGATGAATTATGGCGGGAGCAGTACCGACAGGGCAAACAGGGCAATCAGGGCGCGGTTGACCGTTGTCTGCGTATCATGGAACGGCGGGCGCGGTTACTTGGGCTTGACGCGCCGCAGAAGATAGAACAGCAGAACAGCGGGGAGAGCGTCACAGAGCCGGTATCTTTCACCTTACCGGCCTATGCTATCTCTCCGTCCTTTATGGATGTTTACCGTGACATTCTGGCTCGCAATAATACCGAATACGTATTCAGGGGCGGGCGTGGCTCTACCAAGTCCTCTTTTGTATCTGAAATCATTATCGAATTGCTTATCAACAATCCAGACTGGCACGTGTTGGCAACGCGGCAGGTCAAGGATACGCTCCGCGACAGCGTCTACGCTCAGATTGTTTGGGCTATCAATTATCTGGGATTGTCAGATAAATTCAAATGCACCACCTCACCGCTTGAAATTACCTACATACCGACAGGACAGAAAATATACTTTCGCGGTGGTGACGACCCATTCAAGATAAAATCTATCAAGCCGCAATTTGGCTATATCGGCATACTATGGTTTGAGGAGGTCGATCAATTCAGGGGAGCGGAGGCGGTACGTTCTATTGTGCAATCGGCCATTCGCGGCGGTGATATTGCGCTTATATTCAAGTCATTCAACCCGCCAAGATCACGCAACAACTGGACCTTCAAAGAACTGGCAGTACCGAAGGCGGGGCGGTTTGTGCATGAATCCGATTACACCACCGTACCGGTTGAATGGTTAGGTAAGGCGTTCATTGACGAGGCTATTCACTTGTCAGAGGTCAATCCGACTGCGTTTGAGCATGAGTACCTGGGGCATGTGGTTAGCGCGGGCGGGCTTATCTTTGAGAATGTTGTGTTGCGCAAGATTGAGGATGAGGAGCGCGAGCAGTTTGACCGCATATATGGCGGGCTTGACTTTGGTTATTACCCCGACCCCGCTCACTATGTCCGCTGTCATTATGATGCCGCGCGGTTGACATTGTATGTGTTTGCCGAACTGCGTAAATGGAAACATTCTAACCAGGCGCTATATAACGCGTTGATTGAGGAAGTCGGGTACTTGCCGTCCGAGGATGTAATTGCGGATAGCGCCGAGCCAAAGAGTGTGGCTGATTTACGTTCTTATGGCATGACGGTACATGGGGCTGAGAAGGGCGCGGATAGTGTGCGTTATTCTATCAAGTGGCTGCAATCATTGAAACAGATTGTCATTGACCCTGAAAGTTGCCCATACACAGCAGAAGAATTTATCAATTATGAACACGAAATGGATAAAGAAGGTAACTATATCAGCGAGTACCCTGATAAGAATAACCACAGTATTGACGCGGTACGTTATGCCCTGAATAGAATATGGCGGAGGCGCGGGCAATGATAAAAAGATTCTTGAATTGGATTCGGGAGGTATTGAAAAATATGATTAGTAAACAAGATGCGATGCAGGCGGTTGGTGTTGATATTGCGCTCACCGATACGATGGCTGAAAGTATTGAGCTATGGGGTGACATGTATCAGAATCAAGCCTATTGGCTGAGTGCTGACGTGAAGTCCCTGGGGCTGGCAGCGGCGGTATCATCGGAGCTTGCCCGTGTTGCCACAATTGAAATGACAGCGGAGGTAGAGGGCAGCGCACGCGCCGAATACCTGCAAACGCAAATAGCCCCCGTAGTGGAGAAAGCACGACACTGGGTAGAATATGCCGTCGCAAAGGGCGGTATCATTCTCAAACCTTACCCGCGCGGCGAGGACATCATTGTAGATTATGTGCAAGCTGACCAGTTTCTACCGGTAAACTTCGATGGCAACGGCAACATCACGGCGGCGGCATTTGTAGATAATAAGGTCGAAGGCAACGCATACTATACCCGCATTGAATACCACGAGATTGACGGTGATTTATACACGGTAAGAAACAAGGCATATCGAAGCACAAGCAAACAAACGTTGGGACGCGAAATCCCCTTGACGCAGGTGGCTGACTGGGCGGAGTTAGAGCCGGAGGTCATTATCGCCGGTGTTGATCGCCCGCTGTTTGCCTATTGGCGCTACCCGATGGCCAATACAATTGAACCATTCTCCCCGCTTGGCGTGTCATGTTTCAGCAGGGCGGTTGAACTTATCAGACAGGCCGATGAACAATGGGGGCGTCTGATATGGGAATTCACAGCTGGTGAAATGGCGCTGTATGTAAGTACAGATGCTTTCAAGAAAGATGATAACGGCAACCTGAAATTGCCAAATAAACGCCTGTACAAAACGCTTGACGTGAACAACGTAGGCAGTGAGCTATTTGAAGCCTGGGCGCCCGCCTTGCGCGAACAATCCTTCATGACAGGTCTGAATGAGATATTGCGGCGCATTGAGTTCACCTGCGGGCTAGCATACGGTACGTTGAGCAACCCAGAGGACATCGCCAAGACCGCCACCGAAATAAAGATGGCAAAACAGCGCAGCTATGCTACTATCACAGATATTCAGAAAGAAACTGCCAAAGCCCTTGACGATTTATTGGCAGCCATTGATATATATACAAGCCTACTGAACCTTGCGCCAAAAGGTGCTTATACTGCCACCTATAATTTTGACGATAGCGTAATCACTGACCAGAACGAACAATTACAGCGCGACATGCAACTCGTAGCGGCCGGGCTGATGACCAAGGTTGAATTTAGAATGCGGAATTTCCACGAGAAAGAGGAGGTTGCCCGCAAGGCGGTTGAAGAACTTGAGCCGGTTGGTATTTCATTCTTTCCGGACGAGGAGTAGATAATGCAGCGCCAACAATTGATTGATGAATACGATGCTTATTATCTGGCTGACCCGCTGAAATGGGCGGGCAAGGGGGAGCGCAACGAGTTTGCCATTGGTGTTCTGAGCGCATACGACCCGCCGCGTGATATTCTTGACGTAGGTTGTGGCAACGGACACACCCTGCAACGGTTCGCACGTTCCCACCCCGAAGCATCATTATTCGGTATTGACCTATCCCCCGAAGCGTGCAAGATAGCCAAAGAGAAATTACCGCAGGCGCAAATATCCTGTACATTTGTGGAGGAATATACTGGCATTATACCGTTTGACCTGGTGCTTTGTTTGGGTGTTGCGGAGCATTTTACCTGTCCGCTTGATGGGCTGCTTGCGGTGCGAAAATTGACCGCTGGGCGTTTATATTTGGAGATACCGGACTGTTTATCCTATTCACCAGGAAAAGAAGAATATAGGCGTCTACGGCGCGGTAGCAGGCAAATGGAATGGCACTTGTCAAGGGATAAATGGGAGAACATCATTATTGACGCGGGCTTTGAAATTGAGCGTGCTGTTGAGGGTGACAAACCATCATGGCGGTTCGTCTGGGTATTGAAGTGAAATACTACCTATATTCGCACCAGCACAAGGGCAGAGCCTACGCAAAGGCGCTGCAATCTTGCGGGTTTATACCCGATGAACAAAACGCGGAGGTAGTGCTGGTTGACCGTGAAAGCTACATGCACACCGGCGGCGCTCCGCGCGCCATTGTTGACGAACATGTAAGGCGCGGTGCCAAGATTATAGTATTTCCTCATAGCGCGCTGCCTCCCTGGCGGTATGATGGTATCGTGAAATTGCAATCATATATATCAAGTGTGCTGGTGATAGGTGAAGGGCAGAAAGAAGCTATGCGGTACATCGAACCAGCGGCGCGGGTAGATGTGACCGGCTGGGCGTGGTGCAAGCAAAAACAATACAAAAGCGCAGATGAAATCAAAACAATTTTATTCGCCCCAATTCATCCGGCTGGCGGTTTGCGCCCAGAAGGAGTGCGGGCAAATAAGAATATCATATATGATTTGAAGCGCGTACAATCAAAAACAGGCGCGCGGGTGATTGTGCGTTATGTGGGCAAACTGGAAAGGCAAGGGCTGAAACAATACTCCCGCTTTGAATGGGTCAAGGGCGAGCCAGATGGCAGCACGGCCGAGATAGACGCGGCGGATGTAGTGATCGCCGAGGGTACTTTCATGTATTTGTCCGTTGCAAGGGGAAAGCCAACAGTCGGAATCAATCAACATATATCTGTAAGACCCAACAAGACTTATCATATTCACCAGCCCAAACACTGGCATTTATACGGTGATAGCCTTGCCTATCCTATCAACTACCAGCCTGGGCAGTTGTGGGATCTGATACAGCAAGCCAACGGCGGTGAATGTACAGAATGGCGCGCGCGCTTTATTGGCAAACAATTACAGCCAAAGAAGTTTTGCGCTTTGATTGAGGAGATTGTACATGCTGACCGCTGATTATCTTGATGTTTTACCCGCGCCCATCCTGGAATTGTACGATCGCTACACCAATACAATTATCAGAGACATAGCACGGCGGCTGATGGGATTGAGTATACAGAGCGCGGCATGGCAGATGCAACGGTTGACCGAGAGCGCCGCCATTTATGAGAACGCCTTGCGTGAAATTGCCCGCCTGACTGGTTACAGTGAGGATATACTCCGACAGATATTTGAGGCGGCTGGTGTTACTTCGTTGCGTTTTGATACCGCCATTTATCGGGCTTATGGGCTTGATCCTTTACCACTGAATCAATCGCCGGAGATGGTGCGCTTGCTTGTGGCAGGCTTACGCAGAACGCACGGTATCATGATGAACTTGACCCGCACAACGGCGCTGAGCGCGCAGATGAACTTTATCAAGGCGGCTGACCTTGCGTGGTTGCAGGTATCCACCGGGGCGCGTGATTATAACAGCGCAATCAGGGAGGCGGTCAAGGGCATTGGCACAAGCGGGCTGGAAGTGCTGTACCCGACAGGACACATGGAAAAGTTAGATGTGGCTATGAGGCGCACGGTGCTGACGGGGGTAACACAGACAACGGGTGAAATGCAAATGGCGCTGGTTGATGAATTGGGCGTTGATACCATTGCGGTATCAGCACATATTGGCGCGCGGGATAAGGGGGAAGGCCCGATGAACCACGAATCATGGCAGGGGCGTGTATATTCATTGAGGGGGAGCGAATACCCCAACTTTTATCAGGTAACCGGCTACGGTACAGGTGAGGGGCTTGGTGGTTATAATTGCCGCCATTCCTTCTACCCTTATTTCGACGGCGTTAGTGAGAACTTCTACAATGAGCAGATGTTGAAACAGTACGCTGACACCACCGTAACATACAACGGCAAGAGCCTAAGTTACTACGAAGCAACACAGGTACAACGGCGTTATGAGCGTGAGATACGCAAGGCAAAAAGAGAATTGGCGGCGGTAGAGGCGGCTGGGCTTGACATGACGGCGGAGGTCGCTAACCTGGCGAAATGGCGTGCCTCTATGCGTGACTTCATTCAACAAACAGGACTTATCCGCAGGGGCGCGCGTGAAAGAATATAGTGCGTTTGCAATTTATAGAACAGGTGTGCTATAATAGTATACGAACAAGAATCTTTCTTTTGGTTATCCGCAAACCTAAAAGGGCGGGCTACTGGCAGAGCCGACTGTCTAAACAAGGCTAAGAGTGAGAAAGGAAACTTAACATGAAAACCGAAGACTTGAAGAAACTGGGAATCGAAGACGAGGACGTAATCAAGCAACTACACGCGCTGGCTGGGCGTGATGTTGAAAAGGCAAAGGCCGATGTAGCATCATTGCAGGCGGAGGTAGAAAACGCCAACGCCCAACTGGCAGAAGCGCACGCCAAGATCGAATCGTTTACCAGCATGGATATTGAAGGCGTGAAGGCGGCAGCTGAGGAATGGAAAGCGAAAGCGGAACAAGCTCAGGCGGAAGCTCAAGCGCAGATCGATAAGTTGAAATTTGACCATGCGCTCACGGGCGCGCTATCCGGCGCAAAAGCCAAGAACACCAAAGCGGTGATGGCGTTATTGAACGTGAATGATTTGAAACTGGCGGAAGATGGCAACATTCTCGGTTTATCAGAACAGTTGGAGGCAATCAAGGCTGAAAATGATTATCTATTTGAAAGTGACAAACCAGCCCCCCAATTCGTAGGAAAAACGAAAAATACCGGCGCGCTGACTGACACAATGACAGCAGCCGCACGCCGCGCCGCTGGTTTGTCCGACTAATATAAAACAGGAGAATATAAAACGATGGCTAATAACATCGCACTTGCAGAAAAATTTCAACCTATTCTGGATGAAATTTATAAGGTAGCATCTCTGACGGCCCCAATGGACGCTCAGAGTGTACCTGTTGATTTTTCTAACGCCCAGGTCGTGAAGGTGTTCAAAAGCACTCTGATTGGCTTGGGTGACTATGCCCGCAATACCGGCTTCCCCGCTGGTGATGTGGTGGGCGCATGGGAAACCTTGACACTGGCGAAAGATCGTGGCCGTGCTTTCTCGGTTGACGCGATGGATAATGAGGAAACTCTTGGCATGGCGTTTGGTACCCTGGCGGGCGAGTTCATGCGCACCTACGTTGTCCCCGAAATTGACGCCTACCGCTTTTCTACCTATGCCTCATGGTCTGACATTACCTCACCGACCCCCGCCGCACTGTCAACCGGCGCTAATGTTTTGGCAGCCGTTGACGTGGCGCAGGCATCGCTAGACGCCAACGAAGTGCCGCGCGAAGGGCGTTTGCTGTACGTGTCTGATAGCATCTACCACCTGTTGAAAGCATCCCTGACCCGCTCATGGTCGAGCGATGGGTCGGTGAACCGCCAGCTTGAATCGCTGGACGGTATGCAGGTTATCATGGTGCCGCAGACCCGCTTCTACAAAGGGATTACTCTTGACGCAGGCGCTACCGGTGACGTTGGCGGCTATTCCAAGACCGCAGCCACTGGGCGCGACATCAACTTCATGCTGGTTCATCCTTCCGCCGTTTTGCAGGTTGCCAAACACAACCCGCTGCGGATCTTCACACCGGAGCAAAACCAGACCGCTGACGCCTGGCTGTTCCAGTATCGCATTTACCACGACGCTTTCGTGCTTGACAACAAAGTCAAAGGTGTCTATGCTCATATCAAGAACTCGTAAGGAGGCTTAGCATGTTGAAACCAGTTGGAATCGCAGGCTGGCTGAAAGACGTAAACGATAATTTCGGCGAACTTGCGCCGGTAGGTGAAGTGAACGGCATTGGCAGTTTGCGTGTCGCGCGCTTTACCTATGATGTTGAAGGCCTGGATAGCGACGGCGAATCTAATGCCGCAATTGGCGCTCATGGTGTGGGGGTATCCATCCCCGCACATGGCATCGTTTGCGGCGGCTTCTTTGACGTGAACACGCCATTTACCAGCGAGAACAGCAATAACGCGACTATTGCCATCAAGGTAGAGGGTGCTAACGACATCGTAAGCGCAACAGCCGTCTCAGGCGCTCCTTATTCAACTAAGGGCATCAAAGCGATTGTGCCGAAAGCTAACACGCCGGAATCTACCAGCGTCAAGGCTTCTGAGGCGCGGGAAATCACCTGCACCGTTGCGACGAGCGTACTGCTGACCGGAAAGCTGACCGGTTATCTGTATTTTGTGGAAGGCATTATTTCAGAAGACCTCCCCACGAGTCCATAACTAACAAGAGGGCAGAGCGATGGCTATTTTTGCTAACTATAACTTTTATGTAGGTACGTATGGCGGAAGTGCCATCGCTCTTGCCGATTACGATTTTCTGGCAAACAAGGCAAGTGCTTTTCTCGACATGGTAACGTTTGGCGGCGCAAGTACAACGATTACGGCAGACGAAGATGAAGCATTGATTGAGAAGATACAACAGGCTGCTTGCGCTATTGCCGAACAATACCAACGAAATGATGAAGATGGCGCGGTGGTGCAGAGTGAACGGGTGGGCGCGCATAGCGTAACCTACAAAGTAGACGGCGAAACGCAAGAGAAGAAACTCAACAGCATCGCGCGGGTATATCTCGCCAATACCGGGTTGTTATATCGGGGGATCTCGTGAAAACCAATACAAGCATGACCGTGAAAACCAATACAAGCATGACGCTATATAACAAAAGCGTTGTGAATGGTGCTGAGGTGTGGACGCGCTCGGTAGTTCCCGCCGTACACTGGGAATACACCAAAGCCGCTAACGTAATAGAATCGGGAAACTTGCAAGCTGACCGCATTGCTGTATATATTCCAGATATGAACGTGACCGTGAATGTTGGTGACGTAATTGTCAAGGGAACGGTAACAAAGGCGATCACATCTCAGTACACGATGACCAGCCTGCGCACTGAATACGATGTAGCGATGGTGAGAAGCGTAGACCGCATGGAGTTCGGCAGTCGTAAAATGCGCCATGTCCAACTGGGGGCTAACTAATGCCGGTACAAAGAATTGACCGTCCGCGCGGTTCAGTAGTACAAACACCGCAAGGGAAAGCCGAACTGGTGTGGAACAGCGACTTCGTTGACGTTTGGGGGGAAAAATATGAGCGCGCGCAGGTATTTGTGGATTCTGAGGTGCTTAGATTGTGTGAGCCATACATCCCGCTTGATACCAGCATGTTGATAAAATCGGGCATCTTAGGCACGATACCAGGGCGGGGCTATGTAGAGTGGATTGCGCCCTATGCGCGTTACCAGTATTATCTATTTCGGAAGACCGCCAGCCAGACAGGGCCGCTTAGAGGTTCATTCTGGTTTCACCGCATGGCAGAAACACACGGAAGGGCCATTATAGCAGGCGCACGGAAGATTATGCGTGAGGAAGGCAGGCGCAAATGAGCATCTATGAAACACCCGAATATAGCAGCATTATAGCAGGGTTACAAGCCTACCTAAAAACATATACGGGATTGAAAGAAGGGGCGCCCCTATGGGTATCCTACTTAGGCAATAGCGCCGTACAATACGACATACTGCCGTTGCCAGGGAACAAAACAATTGAAACATATATCAATGATAAAGAACTTAAAGAATTCCCTTTTGCTTTTCGTAGCATGGAAAGTACCGCAGACGAATTAGCGCGACTTGAGGCCATCGGCTTTTATGAATCATTCAGCGATTGGTTAGACAGCCAGACAGACGCGGGAAATTTGCCAACATTGCCGGAAGGAAAGACAGCAGAAGCTATCGAATCATTAGGATGGGGCTATCTATATCAGGAGGGCGTGAGCGCAACCGGAATTTATCAAGTTCAATGTAGATTAGTATACGAGGAATAAAAAATGATCACAGCAAAAATTAAACGCAGTCAATTTAGAACCTTTATTGACGTTAACCCAGGTTATCAGGACTGGGCGCTTATTGGCGATGGCGTTACCGCTGCCGAAATTGCCTACAATCCAGAGGTGAGTGAGGAAACTTATATTCATCAGGATTCAGGCAGCGCGGAAGTGGAAGGCTATAAGCCCAACATGCCGATTGAAGCAAGCGCCATCAATGGTGATGAAGTGTTTGAATATATCGACACATTGCGCAAAGGGCGCTCGGTACTTAACGGCGCGCATACGCAGATTGTCAATGTTTGGATGTATGAAGACGCACAGTTAAGCGCCTACCCCGCAGAGTTGCAGGACGTGACCATCTCCGTAGAATCGTTTGGTGGTGACGGCGGCGCGAGTGCTAAAATCAACTACACCATTCATTACCGTGGCGACCCGACGTTAGGCACTTTCAACCCCACCACCCTGACATTCACACCGGCGGCCTAACAGAAAGGCTCAAACAATGGCTGATACTATCCGCATTGAAAGCGGCGAAAAGCGCATATTGGTAAACGATGACGAAAACCGCGTGATTACATTCAACCCGCACGACATTCTATTTACAGAGCGGTTCTACAACCTGCTCAGCAATTTTGATGCGAAGGCGAAAGAATTTAGCCAGAAAGCGGATGAAATTGGGCTGGATGAAAACGACCTGGATGATAACGGCATCCCAAAGAAAACAGGCGAAGTAATCGCGCTGACACGTGAAGTTTGCGAGTACATGAGGGCGCAGATAGATCACGTGTTTGGAGAAGGCACATCACAGGCGGCGTTTGGCGACATGAACACCCTGAATATGTTTGAACAATTTTTCGAGGGCATCACGCCGTTTATTCAAAAAGAACGTACCGCCAAAGTGCAGAAGTATCAAAAGGGTAAACGCTAATGAATGTGCTGGTAGACACGCTCCCTAACCAGATTGAGATAGGCGGGCGCGGCTACGAAATTGACACAGATTTCAGAACCGCGCTCCGCATTATTTTAGCGTTTGAGGATAGCGAACTCTCGGCAGCAGAAAAACAGTATTTATTGGTAGATAATCTATACCTTGACAAGCCGGATGATATGCAGAGCGCAATCAGAGAAGGTATAAAATTCCTTGACGGTGGCGGAGATGATGAAGAAGATAGCGGCAGTGGCAGTCCACGTCTATATAGTTTCAGTCGTGACGCCAATATGATATATTCTGCCTTCCAACAGACACATGGCATCGACCTGCAAAAAGCACAACTGCATTGGTGGCAATTTTTGGCGCTATTTATGGACTTAGGTTCAGAAACATTATTTTGCTCATTGGTCGGCTTGCGCAAGCGTGTCAAGACCGGCAAGGCAAGCAGAGAAGAAAAACAAGTAGCGCGTGAAATGGGCGCGGCGTTTGAAGTGCCAGAAATAGACAATCGCAGCCTGGCGGAACGTGAAGCTGATGATGACTTTATGAAACAAATACAGCACGCGCGCGCAAACAAAAAGAGAGGCGACCGATGAACGATGGCTCAATCCGCATAGATACCAGAATTGATGAAAGCGGCTTCAACAAAGGAATCAAGAACCTGCAAACCAAAATGAGGGGCGCAGGGCGCGCAATAGCCGGAGCGGCTATCATGGGCGCTGGTGCTTTTATCATCGTGGCGCAGGTGATTTTGAACATCATCTTTCTGGTAAGTCGGCTGGTGCGTAGCATGATGCAAAGCATGAACACATTATCCAGGTTCGGCAACCAGACAGAATCGCTCAAAGAAACTGTACAACAATTGAAAAGCGCATTTTATAGCGCGTTTGCCCCGCTTATTCAAATCGCAGCGCCGGCTATTCAAACGGTATTGGGCTTGCTTACCCGCGTGCTAAATGTAATCGCTATGATAATGGGCGCGCTCAGGGGGCAGAATATCATCATGGTAGCCAATGCGCAGGCGGCTCAGCAAGCGGCAAGTGGCACTGGTAAAATGGCGGAAAATACCAAAGACGCGGAGAAAGCCGCCAAAGGAGCGTTAGCCGCGTTTGATGAAATCAACGTGCTACAGATGGAGAGCGAAGATGAGGGCGGCGGTGGTGGCGGTGGCGGTGGCGATATTGGCTTTGAGGAAGTACCAATAAATGAAAAACTTCTTGAGTTTTTTGAAAAGTTACGGGTCTTTTTAGAGCCAATAAAAGAAGCGCTCGGTAAGGTTTGGGAGGCTCTAAAAAGAGTATGGGAGGAGGCTGGTATAGCGCTACAGCCGCTATGGGATTGGTTAGGGATTGAGGGCGGCGATGTTCTCACATGGTTGCGCGACCTTGCCGTTTTGGGAATTGAATTTCTTGCCGAAAAATTAGAGGAGCTTGCGGACTGGATAACAGAAAACCCGGATACATTCAGGGGTCTTGCTATCGCGTTCTTTTTGATAGCGCTTGCGTTATGGGCTATTCTTTCACCAGTTGGGCTTGTAATTGTAATCTTGGGCGTTCTCGCAGTCCTCGCATTTATCATCATGGAAAACTGGGATGGAATTTCTGCATTTTTTATTGACATTTGGGAAAAAATAAAAAATGCGTTTTCTTCTGCATGGGAATTTATCGAGAGGATATGGAGTGGTATTGGAGAATGGTTCAGGTTGCAATTTGAAAAGATCAAAACGGCAATTATGCCTGCGATTGAATTTGTAAAAATACTATTTAATAATCTACTGGTTACCATAAAATTTATACTCGGTCAAATAGCCTCATTTTTTTATAGAAATATCGTGAGGCCCATTCTTGTTTACACGGCCGTAATGATTGCGGGAATGAAAGCAATACTTGAGCCAATACTTGCGTGGATAAATGAGAAAGTATTAGAACCTATCAAGGAAGGCTTCGTAACGGCATTTGAGTGGATAGCAGAAAATATCGAAACGATCATGGAAGGCTTAAAAAACATTATTAAGGGCATCTTCAATTCGGTTATAGATTTAATCAACGGGCTATTATCTGGCGCGATTGCGGGAATCAACACACTCATAAAAACCATGAACACGGTAGGCTCAAACATTCCAGGCTGGATAGAGATACCACTATTGGTAGCCCCACAAATTCCACGATTGGCGCAGGGCGCGGTTATTCCCCCCAACTCGCAATTCTTAGCGGTGCTTGGCGACCAGCGGAGCGGGCGCAACATTGAAGCGCCGGAGGGGCTTATCCGTCAGATTATCCGCGAGGAAATGGGCGACATGGGCGGGAAAGAAGTTACTATCAACTTCGCGGGTTCACTGGGCGCATTGGTGAGAGAGTTGAAACCATACATCGACAAGGAAAATAAGCGAGTAGGGCGCAGCCTTGCCACAGGAGGCACAAGATGATAACCATTGACGGAATAGTTTATAACGTGCCTATAATTAGCCTGAAAAGAAGCGCGGATTTCTTAGACAAATTTGCGGAGCGTACCATAGACGGCAAACTACACCGTGAACTAATCGGGGTTTATTATAACTACCAAATACAATTTGGCCGCGCACCCACCACCGCCACTTATAACGCATTGTGGGACAAGTTGACTGAACCAGAAGAGTTTCATACCGTCATTGTACCGGATGAAGGGGGGACACGCACATTCAGCGCTTATTTTAGCAACATCAAAGATGAAATGGTCAGATGGAGTGATGATGGTAATTATTTCAAAAGTTTGACGGTGAACTTTATAGCCAGACAACCAGCGAGAAAATGAAATGGCACTAACCCGAACTCGTGTAGATAGCGATAATGTAAAAACGCATACCGAGGTAACACTTGGCGATTTTACGTTCACAGGCGACGATATTATAAGCGCTGAGGTTACCGAGGCAGTAGACGGCGCTAACCTTACACTGCCAATCGGTGAGGCGGAATTATCCATCTACAGCGAATCAGAAGGGTTCAGCGTAATCAACCCGACCAGCGATTTTCAGGGGTTCAGAAAATGGCAACCTGTTACCATCTATGAGGTTGCAGATGGCGTGAGAATATATATAGGCTTATATTTTCTGAATAGGTGGGAAAACACAGACAAAAACATCACGCGCCTTTATCTGGTTGACCAGATAGGGATGCTGGAAAACTTTACCTGCTACGGTGGTTTATGGACTTCCGCCGTTACGTTGAGAGCCTTATGTGACATCATTACGTCTATCTCTGGTATCAAAATAATAATAGACCCCGAACTGCAAGACATAGAATTAACTGGCTGGCTGCCGGTACAAACCTGCCGCGAGGCATTGCACCAGATCGCGTTTGCGGCTGGCGTGTCTGTCATTACATCACGGCAACCAGGATTTATAAAAATAGGACAACCAGAAAGCGCCGCCGGTCAAGTATTTTACGGTGTGCGCTCAGGCGTTGCCGCCACAGGGCAATCACGCAACTGGCAGCGCAGATGGCGAACATCTACATGGGAATATGCCAGAACGGTACAACTAATAAGATTAGAGGATATACTAAACTCAGTCGATATAGAACAATTGTCCTACATAAGTGGCGTGGAACTTATATCGCACAATTACGAAAAGGGCAATGACACCAGCACCTTGTTTGAAGGAACGTTACCGGAGGGAACGCATGAAATTATTTTCGAAAAACCATCACACAACCTGCAAATAACCGGCGGCACGCTAAACACGGAAGAAGTAAACCGCGCAATTATTACCGTAGCATCTGAGGGAACGGTAACGATCACAGGCGATAATTACATAGACAACCGCCGGACACATAGAGCGATAGACAACTATGACAATGTAATTCGCATAGAAAACAGCACCCTTGTAAACGCTGCAAACGCGCCCGCATTGGTAGAAAAAACATTCTCGAAGGTAGCGCGGCGGCTGAAACAAAAATCGCGCCTGCTATCCCTGAACGTACAAACCGGCGATATAGTCACTATACAAAACACATACCGTCAAATAATCAGGGGTACGATAGAGCAATCAGTAATTAACCTGGCAGGAGGTTTTATTAGCGCGGTTGAAATCATTGGGAGTATTTATGTGCCGGAGCAGGGCTACTATACCGGCGTTAGTGTTTCGGGAGCTTCCAGAATTAGGCAGCGTGGCTACCGCCGCTATGAAGGACTTGATTTTGACGCGCGCTGGTGGGATAACGCAGAGGCCTGCTGGATACCAATTAGCGCAAAAAGCGCCGCCGATGCTTTGATTGATCTGACAGGCAATGGGCATGACCTTGAATACACAAATTATGCTGATACAGATTGGGAGGCGGGCAACGGCTGGGCAGGCAGCTCTGATGGTTATTTCGATACAGGGATACTGCCACAGTTAGAGCAGACAATTTATATTGCCTTTAAGGATGTGGTTAGCCCGAATAACAATGCCACGCCCATAGGCGTGACGCAGAACTTAGAGAGCGCTAACCGTAACCATCTGATGCGTATTTACACCAGCATCACAGATGACCACCGCTGCGCATTTATGGGAACAGCAGCCGGCGTGACACCGAGAGTAGAAACAGGCGTGCTGGCGATGAATAAGGACGGGTTCTGGTTGAACGGGGTGGAGTTTTCGGCGCAGAATATTTCAACATCGTACGCATATACGCGCAGTATGTATCTAATGTGCTGGCGCAATGCGTCAGATGTGGCCAATGATTTTTTCAATGATGGGTATGTAGCGGCGGCTTGCATCGTGAACGCTACCGACGATGACGATACAATAAAGGCGAGAACCTACGCCATGCAAAAATTAATAGGATTATAAGGAGTAATAGATGGCTAAACTATATACAAAGAAAACATGGATAGACGAAGTATTAGCGGGAGATGAGCGCTTTGACATAAAGACTAACGCAGGCGCGGCGATTGAGGAGAATGTACAGATTGAACTACTCACCACCGTCACCACGCCTGGCACGCCGCTGAACGCTGATAACTTGCAAAACATAGAGGACGGTATAGACGCGATTGACACAAGGGTAGACACATTAGAATCTACCGTGAACGCAGAAATTGTCACAAAGCGGGCAATGCTTGTTTTGCTTGACAACGGCACATCGCTGGCAGTACAGGATGGCGTTGGGGAAATAAGTTTATTCATTCCCGACTGGATGGATGGCTTCAAGTTATCAAGCGCACACGCGGCTGTGGCTACCGCGTCATCGTCAGGCACGCCCACCTTGCAGATCCACAACATCGATAACGCCGTGGATATGCTGACCACCAGAATCACCATTGACGCAACAGAACGGACAAGCTACACAGCCGCCGTTGCCCCCGTGATTAATACAAGCAACGATGTTGTCAACACCGGCGACCGCCTGCGGTTCGACTGCGACGTGGCAGGGACTGACACAAAAGGGCTGACCATCTTCTTAGAATTTGCGGAGGCATAATGGCGATAGCAATAGGCAACACCAGCGGAAAAGAACACGAAAACACCATCACGCCATCATCGCTGGGCCACACCATCAACAGCGGCAGTAATCGCATCTTGGCTGTAGCGGTATCGGAGCGCAATGTCGGCAGCAGCCAAGGGGTGACTTTCAACGGTGTGGCAATGACAAAATTGGTAGAACAAGTATCACAATTATCGGCCGATTGGAAATTGACCTGGTGGTACATGCTTGAATCGCAACTACCAGCGGGCGGCGCTTACAATATCGCCTATACCAATGGCGGCGATTCCCGCGCCTTCGGCCAGATGTTCGCGCATTGTTTCAGCAACGTGCAACAAACCGCGCCATTTGTCTACGATAGCGATAATACCACCAACGGCAATTATAGCCGGTCAATTACGCTGAACAATCTGCGCAATGGGGATGGCATTTTGTTTGCTTCTACCATCAACAGGAATACAGACACATGGGTGGCTGCAACCGATTATACTACGTGGTTTTCAGGTGCGAATGATGGCGCACCATCAGATTTACCAAGTTCGTCTACCGGTATCCGCCGCATTGTGACGGCGTCTGGCAACTACACGGCAAATTCAACCCGAACAAGCGGCAATGGTTTTGTGACATCGGCGGCGCTGGCGTTTCATCCGGCATTTAGACCGAAGATTATAATGACTATGTAGCATGTTATTTACTAAACAATTTGCTATAATAATCTCATGAGCAAAGGAGGCTTGAAATGCCATTAGATAAGTTTGACAATGATGTGCTGTCTGCGTCTGGAAACGCGCAAGACCTGGTGAAGCAATTCTACAACGTTGACATATCGCAGAACAACGCCAACAAACGAATGACCGGTATCAGGATGCACCTGAACCACAAGCAAAAGATGGCGGGCAACGAGCGCGATCTTCACGGCATGGAGGAGATTGTCACCAAGGCGGATGGCTCGCAAACAACGCAGCGCATGTTGTTGCTGAGCGAAGAAGAAAAACTGAACCCAACCAGAATTATGGAACTAATGGGCTACGACCCCGTACAATGGAAACTGGAAACGTGCAAAACAAAACGCGCTTACTGGGATGTATCCATGAAAATAGATGGAACGTCTGAAAAGCACACTAATCACGCTTACATGGTAACAGTCACCGTCAAGCCAACCGGCGCACAGATTGATAGCAAGTTCATCAAAGAAGTGTTTGCCAATTTGCAGCCGCCTAAGTTGAAAGAGTACCGTTACCAGCAGGGCAGTTGTATGTTGGAACTGCCTATCATGGATGTACACTTTGCGAAGATGGCATGGCGTGAAGAAACAGGGCAAGATTATGACATGAAAATAGCGGCTATCAGATTTGAGCATGTGGTACTGAACACGCTGGCAACTGTCAAACAATATGGGCTGGCAGTTGAGAAAATCATCTTTCCGATTGGTCAAGACTTTTTCCACTTTGACACCCTGAACAATACCACCACCGCCGGAACTCAGATGGATAGCGATACACGCTGGCAGAAAATGTACAGCACCGGCGTTGACTTGCTTATCTGGGCGGTAGAACAATTGCGATCAATCGCGCCGGTTCAATGTATGTATGTATCAGGCAACCATGACAAGATGCTTTCCTACTTCGCTACGAAGCACCTGCAAGCCTATTTTAGAAATACCGAGAGCGTGACCGTTGACGTTACCCCGACCCCGCGCAAGTATGTAAAATATGGAAAATGCCTGATAGGGTATTCACACGGCAAAGAAGAAGGCAAGCGCATTGATGGAATCATGCAGGTTGAAGAGCCGCAACTATGGGGAGATAGTTTGTATCGCGAGTGGCACTTAGGCGACCTGCACCACGAAGAAGTCAAAGAGGAAAACGGTATCATCTTCCGGCGAATATCCGCCATCACGGGCACGGATGCATGGCACAATGAAAAAGCATACAAGGGCGCGGTGCAGAAAGCAGTAGCGTACCTATGGGATGCCGAACAGGGGTGCTTTACAACAATCAACACAATTTGTTAATTAACACTTATCTGTTATAATAGGATTATCGAATGGGAATTTCATCTCTCCTCCTTTCACGCACCCCCTCGCCCACCAGCGGGGGGGTGTCATCTTGGGGTTGGTGTCGCTATTGCTGGACACAGACCAACTGGACGAATATTCGCGGTATCTGGGTGTGTGATAAATGTGAAAAGAAAATGCCCGCTGGTTAGGCGGGCTGTCTATTGATTTAGTTTTCGATTAATTGTTCAGCGCATATTCTGTCCAGTCGAGAATGTCTTTGATGTACTGCTCTGCGGTATCGCCATCAAAGATTTCGTTTTCACTGATTTCCCACTCTTCCTCGATGTACTGCTGGCAAAGTTCACGATTCCAGTTCTCAATTCCCGCGTCGCCGGTCAGGGCTGAAAAATTATCGGATATAGTCTGACGAATGTGATTGATATACTCGGTGCGATCGTTCATTTTTGTTTTCCTTTCCATTTTATAGGTTGATCGTCCAGTTTGTTTTGTAGTCGTCAATCTCGCTGGTCATGGTGTAGCCGACCTGCTCGAAAGCCCATTTCAGAAAATTGAAACTGTTGTTTTTGAGGCCGTCGATCATCCAGGAAGCCTGCTCGGTTGTTTCTACGTTGTGTGCCTGGATGAAGGCAATCACTTTTTCGCGGGCTTCGATAATGTCTGCGTAGCTGGTGCCATTGGCGAAGTCGAGGCGCTGCTGGTTCAAACCATCGTGACGAATTGCCATCGGGAAGCGGCTAGTGTAGGTGGGGATTTCACGCCCCTTGTCGATTGCGCGATCGTATGATTTCTTTACGCTGCTCAGCAGGTCGTAGGTTTCTTTCAGGCTATTGATGTAGTTGATCTGGCTCTCGGTTGCGGTTGTCATTTTGTTTTCCTTTCACTGTATGAATATATTATAACAAAGTGTATTACACCTGTCAAGCACCAATCTGGCGAAATCAAGTAATTTTGGGATATGTTAACATTTTGTTCTATTTTGTTCTATACTCATTGCTTGACAAGGCGGCAAGAACATATCATTTTGGCATATTTATTGCTATATAAAAAATACCACCCCTGGTGCGCTTACATGTAGAGGCGTGGGTGGTTCATCACGGCGATCAACCCGTGATGCCCTGTTGATTCAGGCGAGTATCTACATTGTACCATATATAATTAGGGAATTGAACACCTAATTTATACAGCGTGTGCATTTAGTTTTGGGGTGTAAAATTGTTTCACGGCAGCGGGCTGGTGCGTATAGTGAACATAGAAAGGCAACCACCGCTTCTTGAACAACCTCAACCCCGTAAGGCGGTTGTTACCAGGGTGAACCCTGATTAGAAGCGGTGGCGGTTTCTCCGCCTGCACCTGGCAGGTAAGTTATGGGGGCGATCAACTCCCCCAGCGTGTGAGGGTCTTTGTTCACGGCTTGATGGTCAGTCCATTGTTCCCATCAAGCATAGCCAGTTGCGCTAATTTCACGTCTTGCCCTATGTCCGGCAATCCCTACCACATAGCCCACACTCCCTCAACAAAACGCTACTACCCATGGCCTGGCCGTTAAGCAAAACTTCCGCAGAGGCATACCCTGTTTCCGTCCTGCACTATGATTATATCACGCCCGCACCTTGCGTGCAAGCTCATTGTGGGCGGCGATAGCTTCTGCCGGAGTTTCGCTTGTTGCTCCAGCATACCTGCAACGCCTATTTGTACACTCAACCCAATGCTCATCCATAAACGGCTCAGGTTCAAGTACCTCACACTCCCCATTGCAGAATGGACACGGCTCTATTACAGGTACAGGTACAGGCTCAGGCATGGCGGGCATGGGAAATTCGTCGGCCGGTATCCAGTAGGTATTATGATGTGATTCGCCTATGTGGCTTAAGGCAGATAAATGAATTTCTACTGGCGTATCTGCCCCCTTGTACCGCCAATAATACCCCTTTTTGCGGTCGCTATCTGTCTGCGGATTCCAACTCTCCACCGCTCCATCCCTCCACACTGGGGCGGGTTGCTCAAAGTAGGGTGCCAGGGTGTCAATCCTATATTCAGTCATCCATGTTTCGCCAAGTATCATATAAGGCACATTAGGGTCTTTTTCGTCCACTTTTATAATCTCAACGATAAACTTATCACCAACTTTGTATTTCATCTTTCACCTTCTTTCTAAAATATAGGCGGGGGGCAATTTTCAAATATGCTTTTCACATTCCAAATTTTCAGGGGTCATAGGGTCTTGTCATCCTTTCGACTAATTCCCCCGCCTATTGATAAACTATTTCTGCTCGTTGCGCTCGGCCAAAATGTGTTTGATGGCCTCCTGCTTGCGTTCGTACTCTTGCCGCTTCTCGTCGGTAACCTGTTCCATCGCTTTGATGATGCTGTTTGCCATATGCGCCAGTTTATCGGTCGGCAATGTCCAGTAGGGTTCGCCGTTGCTGTTCTCGACCTTGAGTATCCACTCTGGCAGTTTCGGTTTGTCAAACGGCGCGTCCTGGATTGAAGGGCTGGCTGGCTTTGCTTTCGGTTGCGCCTTCTCCGGTTTAGGCGGTACGTTACCGTCACCATCCTCGTCAGCGTATATACCCACGATTGCGGCAAGCGAGTACCGGCGCAGGTAGGTGATGATACTGCCCGCTACCTGTGCGTTGCTCTTGCCCTTTTCTTCGCCCAATTCAAGATACACGGCACTTTCAAGCCACTCGCCCGATTCGTGCATTAGCAGTGTGGTTACACCAATGCGATCATTTTTGCTGGTGGTCATCTGCGATACTGCCAGTCCATGCTTAGCAAGTACCGGCTTGGCGGTGGCGATGATTGCCCCCAGGTCTGCGTACTTATTTTTCAAGAACGGATTTACCGCATTGAACTGCACGGCTGGCATCTCCGCCTGCGCCTTGCTCAGCGCACCTGCCAGTTTGGTGATTGATTCACTTTTGTTCATCATATTTTCCTTTCACTGTCAAAATTATCAGGGCTGCCAACATCCAGCCCCAGAATACAATTGCGCCAAGTAGGTTCGGCTCTTGCCAAAATTCTACCATCCTAACGCCTCCTTAGCCTCGTCCTCGCTCATCGGTGCGCTGTTGCTTGGCTTGCGTGGCTTGCGCTTCGGTTTCGGCGCGTTCTTGCGCTCCCTGAAGGCGGTCAGTTGGTTGCGCGTCTGCCATTTCCCGATGGTATCATCGGGCTGGTGCTGTTCATCAACGGTGGCGTAAAATCCGCAGTCGCTGCACTTGCCGTGCCAGTAATCAGGCTCTGGCGGTTCAGGTTCGGATGATGCGCCGAAGTGGTGGTATTCCCACTCCATGCCGCTACCACAATTCATGCAACGTGTAATTTTTATCTCGGTCATTATATCTCATTTTCTTTCACTTGGTTAATCTGATTAGATTATATCAAAGTGTATTACACTTGTCAAGTACCAATTTTACGAGTGAGGCGGGTCAAGCCCGCCCCAGTCACCAATTTCATCAATCCTTGTTGAGTGTTTATTCTAACAGCGATAACGCTTCGTCGATCAATGCCTGCGCCTGTCGCAACTTCGCCCGCACCGCTTCGGTGTCTATTTGTTCGGGCGGTGTTTGCGGTGGGTCACATACTGGCGGCGGTTCTACGTCTGGCTCTGGCACATATCCGATGGTAGATAAATCTTCTATTCTGAGGCGGTTCATGTCAAGACCAGCGGATGACGTGCCAAACGCCCGCCCGTCGCCTTTGTCCGTGTACTGCCACAAATCCCATTCAAGCCCATAGGTTGCGGGGGCGGCGGCGGTGGTGTAGTGCGCAATCCACAGCGGTCTTGCCTTGATCCATGTCGGCCACCCCAGTATCGGTCTAATGTGGTTCAGCATAGACGGATTGCAATACAGCATGGTGCGCTTGCCAGACAGTTGATCTACCCGCTCCATGAATGTTCTCATCCAGGAAAGGATGTTCGCGCCTGATGGTAGCGCGCCAAACACGCTGTAATATTCAAAATCGAGAACGGGGTGGAATTGCCCCCAACGGTTACCAACAGCGGCGGCGTAAAAATCCGCCTGCTGTTCAGCGCGCTTGCGGTAGTCGGCAAACCAGTATGTGCCGGTTGGCAATCCTGCCGTCTGAAACCCTTCGTAGTAGCCGATAAACCGCGCATCTCGGCAATTGTCCGGCATAGACCTCGAACCAAACCCAGCCCTCAGAATAACGCCGTCGGATTTACTGGCGAATTTCTGAAAGTTGATTTCACCTTGCCAATAGGAAATGTCGTTAATAATCATTATTTCGCTCCTAACCTGGATAGCAACAATCCCAGCTTTATCACAGTATCCTTGGCGCCGCTTTCACCGACCCCGCGCCGTTGCTCCAGTATGCGCTGGCAACGCTGGATAGTTAGGAAATCGTCAAGTGGTAATGTCTGCATGGCGCTATCAAACGCCCCGTCGATCCACTCGCTGGCATCCTCGCCGTGTTCCGTCAGTATGTTCGCCAGTTGTGTTAGTGTGTACATTCATCACCTCCGAGACAATATCCTGAGGCGGGAACTCCGCCTCACTATATCCGCCACCAATCAATTTTGTACTTTCCTCTTTATGCTCAAAACCTAACTCCTTAAAGCTTTCTACAAGGGCATAATAGGTTTGGTTATCCACTTCCAGCTCGGCGATTTTGGATTCCAGCCCCTCAACGTAGGCGATGATTTCACCCTCCAATAAAACCTCAAATTCCATTGGTTCGTTATCAACATGGGCGGCAATAACCGCGTCACGATATGCTTCCATTCTCTCTCGAATATCCATCTCAATCTCCTAAATAATCCTGGCACGGGAACTCCGCTTCTTGCGGGTCGCAGTCAAGCATGAATCGCTGGAACTCATCCTCGACCCATTCAGCCGCAAGCCCCACTGCGTCAAACGCCTCCTGCACGGTTCGCACTACCGCCGCCTGCCCGCGCCATTCATCGAGCCATCGTTTCTCGCTGGCGGTCAGTTTTCCTTTAGCGGTTTTCACTTCCAGCAGGTACGTATTACCGCTCCATCCTACCAGCAGGTCAGGAACGCCCTCACCAAATCGCGAGATGTCCGTGACGCTTGCGCCCGCGCCTCTGAGCGCGTTGACAATTTTCTGCTGGTTGGCATCGGTGCGTTTCTTGTAGTTGGTCATCAGAACGCCCAATCGCCTAATTCGTCAGGCGTGCTGTACTCGCCTTTTTCATCAGTGGTTTCATGCTTGCCTCCGCTTAGGAACGTCACCTCGCTGGCGGTCATCTCGAAGCTCGCGGCGGTCGTGCCATCGTTTCGCTGGTACGTGCGCGGATTGCCGCTGTCGTCGCTGTTCAGCGTGCCAATCACCTGCACCTGCCGTCCCTTGGTGAGGTAGGTGTTCACGTTCTCGGCTGTTTTCCCCCACGCCGATACTTTCATCCAGGTAGTGCCGCCGCCGCGCTTATCAATGGCGATGGTGAAGTTGCATACCGCTTTGCCGTCCGCGGTGTAACGCAACTCCGGGTCGCGCGTCAATCTGCCTATTTCAATGATCATTGTGCCGTCCTTTTTAACGTCAATCTGCGCCCTTGTGCGCGGACTATGTACTGTTTGTTACGCTTCGCCAGAATTACGCCAGGTGTCAGCGCTTTGTTTTCTAACATCGCTTGAATTTCTACGCTGTGGAATTGCGCGCCTGGCCGAAAGCCGAATGGCGTTTCATCTCTTACCACGATGTAAGGATTATTCCCAGCGATGCCGCTAACACCGTCTACCATGTTGTTTTTATTCTCATGGTAGTACCGCCGTCGCATGGCGCGTGCGCGTTCTTTGGCGCACCTATCGCTGCACGTCAGACGCGGTTGTCCGCTTATTTTGCGTTGTTCAAATTCAACGCCGCAATGGATACATTTCACAGGTCGTTTCCTCCTTCGTCAAGGTACACGAAAAACAGCACCATGACGATAAGCACCATCAACATCACGCCCAACAACTTCACCTGACCGGTGGTCATGCCAGTCAGTCGCATAAAAAATTGTAGCAGGTCAGTCAACATTATTCAACCTCCGTTATAGTCCAATCCTCAAACCGCGTACTCGGAAAATACGCGGCGATCATGTCCATCAGCTGCGCCATCCTCTGGTATATGCTTAATCATTACCCTAATCATTTTAATTCACTCAATCCTTTCACTTTCTCTTATTGTAGCACATAATCTGGACTTGTCAAGCAAGTGGGCTATAGCAACAACGGTTGAGCGTAGGCGTTGCGTATCCTCTTCTCAGCGATGGCGAAATAATCAGGGTCAATCTCGCAACCGATGAAGTTCCTGCCCGTCTGGGCGCAAGCAACGCCGGTTGTGCCACTGCCCATGAATGGGTCGAAGATGGTGTCGTTTGGGTTGGTGGTCAATTCCAATACCCACTTCATAACCTCAATTGGCTTTTGTGTCGGGTGAACTTTCCCGCCGTCCATGTTTACTGGAAATTTTTTATATCGTCGAATAACCATGTCCGTGTTTGTCCAGCACAACTCAGCCTCGCCAAAATCACGCCCATCATTAATTTTGTCCCATATCAACCAGCCACGTTGAGGCGGTAATAAATGTGCATAATAGTTACCGCCCCAAATTGCGATGGGCTTATCACCAAATCGGTCATGTATGTATTTCACGTGCTGATAAACTGGCTCATTGTCCCATGTATCGCTACCAAAGCCCCTTGACGTAGAAAGTCGATTGCTTTTGTTTATCCCAATCCCATACGGCGGGTCAGTAATCACGGCATCCACGCTACCGTCAGCCATGCCAGCCATGTACTCCAAACAATCGCCTAAGTGCAATTCATAATTATTCATCATTTCACCTTCTGCCGCATGGCTTCTCGCTCCGCGGCGGTCATGCCGCCCAATGCGCGGCGGCTTCGCCTGTTTCTTTCACGATCTCCGCAAATTTGTTGTGCGCTGGGTCAATGTACAGCGGGAATAGTACCGGGAACTCGCCTAACTTTTGTTTCAGCAACTTGGCGAAAATTAAATGCTTTGTCACTCTGTACCCATGCACCAGGCTACCTTCGTCATTGGTTTTCAATGGATACCACAAGCCCCACATCTTGTCACTACTCTGCTCAATGTTGCTGGTTTCCTGCCCATCGCCCATGTCCGGTATCGGCTCGCTCCGTTCGTCTACATGCCTCCCAGCCTG